ATGACCGCTCTCACTTGTATTCTCTTTCACTAACATAATTCCCCCTGTTAAACATTACATTAACTGTAGCACAGCCATTCTATCGTCTGAGTTTTTAACCCTGTCGGCACAAGCCTGAACCACAGTTTTAATGACAGTTTCCAAGTCATCTTGGGCAAATCCGATGATAGGTACTTCTTCATCGTAGCCCCGTTCTTGAAAGGTCTTGACTGTATATTTTTGGTCAATAAAGTCTTTAATCATGTGGTTCATAGCTCGCTCCTAAAAGTTACCCCCTAAAATGGAACATCGTCATCAATAATTGCTGCGTCTTGCAACTTCTTGTTTACATCGGTAAAAGTATTGCGGTACTCGGCTGACAGCATGATTTGGTCTTTTAGACCTTGCGATAAGCTGTCAAATACTTCTTGGTCAAACTTCTGCAAGTCAAACAATACGCAAGGGTTTACGCCCTGTGGCATACCCGCTTTTTGTACGATTGCAGGAACTGGGGTAATAGCCACCGCATCAGCATAGGTATTGCCGTTATTGGCGGTTCTATGCTGAACAGTAACCATGCACCATTTATCTAACAAATTGCGTAGGTCAAAGCCACGCAACTCATCATCGGTAAATGATTTGCCACGCCAAGATTCCAAGTCTTTCCGTAACGAAGCCTTATCGCCTAGCGATAGCGTGTAGTTGCGTGTTTGGATAAGTGGTTTGCCCTCAATTTTTAAATCATCGCCATGAAGCTCCCAAAAGAACTTCACTTTGCGTAGCATCTTGACTTGACCCATGTACTCGGACTTTTGTGTTCCGAGGTCAATGACCCTATATAATCTGCCCAGCCAGCTACCTGCTGGTGCAATTTTAAATTCACGCTTATCTGTGTTTGTGCCTGTCACAATCATTGTTTTCCCCCAAAAATATTAGAAAAATCATCCACAATAGCAGTCAATAATGGATTAACCCTACGCTTGTTAGGGAGTCCACAATAAAACCTAATTAGGTCTATCTCTGCCAATGTCAACATATCACCATCCTCTGCCTTATCTAAAGCTATCTCAAGGCGTTCTTGGTCTTGCAACTGTTCGTTATAAAGTTCTTGCATATCATCCATAATCATCTCCAAAAGTAAACAGCTTATGCTGTACCACAATATTAAGCCAAATTAAAAAAAAGTGCAAACTATTTGAATCTGCGTTGTTTATTTGGTAAGATAGCTTAATGCGAAAGAAAAAAGTGTTTACCGATAGCCAAATTATCGAGTTACTGGGTGGGCCTACCAAAATAGCCAAAATTTGCAAAATTAGCGTACCTGCGGTGTCTATGTGGAAAAACTCAGGTATTCCTGCCGATAAAATGGTCTATTTAGGGGCGTTATTGGAACAAGAAAGCAAGGGATTGGTAAGCCGTAAAGACTTATTTCCTGACTCATACCAGTTGATATGGCCTGAATTACGATGATTCCGCATATAGTGGCTTTTGGTGGCGGTGTTGATAGCACAGCTATGGTTATTGGTCTTATTCAAGAAAAACGCCCTATAGACCTTATTTTGTTTGCTGATACAGGCGGTGAACGACCCGCAACCTACGCACACATTGAAGCCTTTAGCAATTGGCTAGAACAACAAGGTTATCCACGAATTACTGTCGTTAAAAGGGTTACAGAATCAGGTGAATACGAAACACTAGAAGAAGAATGTTTACGAGCTAACGCTTTACCATCCATAGCTTATGGGTATAAACGATGCTCGCAAAAGCACAAAATAGCCCCACAAGACAAGTTTTGCAATAATTGGCAACCAGCCATTGATACATGGAAAAACGGGCAAAAGTGCGTTAAATACATAGGTTACGATGCCAACGAAGAACATAGGGCTGAGAACGCTGCAAAGCGTGAGGATAAGAAATACGATTACATTTACCCATTAATTGAATGGCAATGGGATAGGCAAAAATGCTTAGATATTATTAAATCTGTAGGTATTAAGAATGTAGCCAAATCTGCTTGTTTTTATTGCCCAAGCTCAAAACCACAGGAAATTGTGCAACTTTACAAAGAATACCCTGATTTATTACAACGAGCCTTAAAGATTGAACAAAACGCTGAATTAACCAGTATTAAAGGGCTTGGTCGCAATTACGCATGGTCAGATGTTATTCGGATGCATGAAGCCCAAATGACATTGCCTTTAGTGGGATTTGATGCACCTTGCGAATGTACCGAATAGTTTGTTATACTGTAGGAGCAGATTAGACCCTGTTTAGTATTTAACTTGAAGCCATAAGACCCTTTTGGGTTGCCCTGAGCGTTTAGTAAATGTTTTCGAGTCATTTATTAAGCGGGTCTAACTTAGAGCAACCCAAAGGGGTTTTTCTATTTCTGCCACCCGAAACGACAGGGTGTTAGAAAAAGTCGGGGATGGGCTAGAGGCCGATGGAGATTCAGCATCGGAGCGAGGGTCGACACCTGCGATAGCCGCCAAGATACTGGGTCAAGCCAGCTTGGGTAGAGTCGTTACTCGATACATCTCTTGACAGTATCGCCACTTGTGGCGTTGGTCGTTCTATGGAAAAAGAGCTTGCAAAAAGTTATATATAAGTTATATATACCGACTTATAGGGTTTATCCCTATATACCTTATAATTAAGTAAACTTAACCTACAGCCTTTACGGGGGGATTTATGACTACATTTACAACTGAGGACAGACTTAATGCTTATAGTCATTACAAAATCTATGATGAGCATGGTGAATTAATGCGTACAGTAAAGACTAAGCATGAAGCCGAGCATTTAATTAAAACCTATACCGATTGGACTTACCAGTTTTTTAAAGCTGATAAACCTAAATTTGAGGATGCACCATTTTGAGTTCTTGGCTAATAATTGTTACAGGTGTGATTTATGGCTACATAGCTGTAGAGCAGGGCTTTAAAGGCAATTTGCCTATGGCGGTTGTATATAGCGGTTATGCTTTTAGTAATGTTGGACTTTATATACTTGCAACAAAATAGGGGGATGTGTGGATTTTGAAAAGTTTTGGGTAAATTGGCCCAAAAAGGTCGCCAAGAAAAAAGCTGAAATTGCTTGGAAACGATTGACTGACCTTGAAAAGCGTGAAGCCTTAGAAGCCTTGCCTAAACACCTTAGACATTGGCAACTGAAACGCACCGAAATAGACTATATTCCATACCCTGCTAGTTGGTTAAACGCTGCACGATGGGAAGATGTTTTAGACATGACCCCCGCCAAAGAAAAAGTGGATAGGTCTTGGATGTTTAGCCAACAAGGTATTGAGAACAAAGCTCGTGAACTAGGAATACTGGGTAACGGGTACGATAGCTACGATACTTTAAAGAAGAAATGTATGATGAGAATGGGTATGGAGATTGACTGAACATCAATACCAATGTGCAGTACGGCAATTATGTAAGTGGCGTAGTCAATGGGGGTTAGCAAAGTTTAGAGAATACCTATCAAAATACCAACTTGATAGTAATTTACTAATAGGCTTTGCAGACCAATGGAAAAAAGGTAACAAAGGTAATTGGGGGGAGTGGAAATGAAAGAGTATGACCCACACGAAGCAATAGATTTTATATTTAAAACAGCACCGCAATACGCTAAAGCAAGCGGTGAACTAGCCCAGCTTGAGAACTTTAGGCATAGTCTTAAAGCCATCAAGATGTCGCAAACCGAAGAACAGTCGCTAGGGGCACAGGAACGAGAAGCTTATCGTAGCCCTGAATACCAAGACTTATGCAAAGCCATAGGGGTAGCGGTAGAGCAAAAAGAAGCCCTTAGATGGCAATTAGAAGCCGCCAAAATGCGTTTTGAAGCATGGCGTACCCAACAAGCGAATGACAGAAATATAGAAAGGTTGACACGATGAGAGGATTTGCAGAAGTATTCCTAGACCTAACCCGCACCATTAAAAAAGTGCATGAACTTAAACTTAAAAATGACCATACCGAAGCCTATTTGCTTAGTTGCGATATAACTGACTATGCCCAAGAACTAGAGGATGTACTGCAAAAAGATGCAAACATTCAATAAGATAATGCGTAATGCCTACGCCACCCATATAGACTATGGTGCGTTTAAAGGCTTAATACCTACTAACCAAAACTTCTGCCCAAGTAACATAGATGGGATTGCCGAGCGTAATGGTAAGTTTTTGGTAATGGAGTGGAAACGCCCCAATGAAAAGGTTAGCGAGGGTCAAAAACGCCTATTGCAAGCCTTTGCTAAAACGCCTAACTTTACAGTCGTTATTGTGCAAGGCAACACAGATGACCAATTAGTTATAGAGAACTTTTGGCAAGTCCAACCCTTTGGATGCACTAAACTAGGCAACGGGGTTGACGAATTTAAGGCTTTCTATCTAATGTGGTACGACTACGCTAATGAACAAAAAGGATAAAAAACGCCATGACGATATTGCAAGACTTGGTTGCGTCTTATGCTACCACATGGGCTAC